AACCTTGTTGTGCTGCCATTTTATTATTCTCCTAGAGTTATCCTAAAATTATTGCACGAAATCGCATAACACCGTGTCTTGTTATCCCGTCTGGGTCTCTCATAATGTCGCTGTATTCAAATCTAAGGTTAATTAAATTAAATCCAGTAACGGTTAAATTACTATCATGCAATAAATCGTGAATCTTATCAAGGATATTTTTTGTCTCTTTAGAACCTTTGTATTGCGACCAAATATGAATATTAATAGTTGTTTCTGAACCAGTAGCAGTTTTAGTAGAATAATCAACTGTTGTTTCTTCTCCAAGTGTTATAAAAGGATATGGATTACCTTCTATAACTTCATCATAAACACCGCAATTTAAAGTAGTTGTAATAGCGCTTACATTAAGAGCATTATAAATTGTTGTTTGTAATGCAAACTGGCCTACACTCATTTCAATATTCCTTTCTTAAACAAAGCTTGTATTTTTCTTTTATTTTTCATTAAAGCAGGCTGCATAAAAGGTCTCGGTTGCATATTGACTGTTCCAAACTCTAAGGCTTTTGAATAAGGTGCCGCTGAAACAATTTGACCAATAACAGTGCCATCTGTTTTAGTTTTTACATTTATTGTAATGTTTTGTCCTAAAAATCCTGAGTCAGTAGCAGGGGGTTGACCCGGTGCTGATGCTCTATGTTCTACCCTAGGATTATATTTTTGATATAACTTTCCAGTTCCGCCTGCTTTTATACTTTCTTGTGCAGTTTTCTCAACCATTATAGTAGCTAATTTTACTAAACTTAAAACTTTATTATTTTGTAATTTTTTATTTAATTTTTCATTAAATTCTTTTAGATTACTAATTTTTAATTCAATTCCGCCACTCATATAGCAACTCCTTCTTCGCATAAAAGAGTTAAAAATCTATCTCGTTCATCTACATTAATAATCCCGTTAACAGCAAACTGTCTTTCGCCATAAGTAATTTTGCTATTAATATCTATGTCCTGCCTATATCTTATTGTAATTTCGTGAGTAACCTTTTCCTGCAATATACCTTGACGATATGTGCTATTAGCACTTTTAGGTTTTATGTTTGCAAAGATAAATGCTACAGCACCAAATGTTTGAGATAAGCCACCGCCTGCATCTCTAGTATTGGTTGCTGTTTCAACCTTTACCTTATATCGCATCTTTCCGATACTGTTAGACATTTTAGCCTAAAGACATTAAAGACGATGAACTCATGCCTTTATGAATAACATAAGGAGCATACAATGAACGCAACATAGGGGGATATGGCAATGAAGCATCATACATATCACCTCTATGCTCATAGAGATATGCTATATGTTGTAGAATCCCAAGTCTTAAAGGTTCAGGAATGTTGTATTGAGATGTATAACCAGTAACATATTGAACTTCAATAGCATTAGCTACCCTAAGAGATGTAGGAAATGTTTCACCGGTTCTTAATACTATCCTAGAAGGTTCTCTTACACTGTCTACGTAATATTTTGAAGCAGCTAATGTAGTTGCTTCATCTGAATCATTGTGGGTCTTAACATGGGTTACAGATGCTACAGGTGACCTTGGCAGTACAATATAATTTTTATAATAGTTTAAGTATGGTCCTGTTCGCATGCCTTCCCATAAAGGATTTTCTATATCTTGGAAAGCATCTAAAAAAAGCGCTAATGTTTGTGTCATTAAAGCTCTACCAGTATGTTCTTCACAGAATCGTCTTGCTGATTCAATGTAAGGTCGTATTACTCTTTCATCAGTAGCATCATCTACCCTTAGGTATTCTTTAACCTCTTGTAGTGTTACTGGTTCTTGGGATGGTTCTGTAATTACTGTTAGTCCTGCCATTATGTAACCTTGTCTAGTAAGTAAGAGCCTACAATAACAGCATATAATCCCCAAATCATAGCTTCCATGCGAATAAATCTAGCTGAGCCTGACTCTAATCTTTTATCTAGTGTCTCATAACGAATTGCACATATTTGTTCGTGTAATTCAAGTGATGTTATTTCAGGATTCTTTACTTCCTTTTGTATTTTTGCTTTCTTCATCTTTTTTATTTTCTGTAGGTAGATGAGATTTTATAAGATTAATATAATGGTTTTGAAGAATTTGATTTTCATTTGCCATAACAACAATGTTTCCGTGCTGTCTTTGTAAGTCTGATAGTTTGTTATAAATAACTTTAGCTTCATCACTTAGTTCATTAACATTATATTTAGTCTCAACATCATCTTCTGTTAAGGTTAAGATTGGTTCGTTAGCATCTGCCATATTTTTCTCCTAAATTAAATACATCATACACATTATTGTATTTCTATGCATTATCTTAAATTGTATCAGCCGGAAACCTTTTTGACCATATTGTTAGGCTGTACTTAACACCATTAGTTAAAGGCAAACATTCATGCCCATGAGTTACCTGTGCAGGAAATAAAATACATTTACCAACTGGTATATCTTTATTTGAAAAGCCTTGTCTCGGATAAATAAGTTCAGCACCCGTATAATCATCATTTAATTTTATTGAGCCTGTAACTAAACTAGCGTCATGATGTAAATTTAACTTTGTTTGTGTGTTCATTGCATATCGCATAACAAAACCATCTCTGAGTCCATACATTTCTAATGGTTTCCAATATTTCTCTACTGTTGGAACTATATTTTCTTGCCAAGCCTTTTCTAATTCTTCCCATAGACCTAGTTCTTTCATTCTTATTTCTTGTGCAGGAAACTTATCGTATGACAATGAACCCCAACCACCATGCATATCTGCTAATTCAATTAATCTTTCGCATTGCTCTTGGGTCATAAAATCTACAACTAACATATCTTCTGATAAGTATTGAATTTTATTATGAGGTATAAAATGTGTATCTGAGGCCTTATGAAACTCTCTGTAAAGGCTTATAAACTTAGGGTGAGTATCTTTACCCCCATTGCCATGATAAATACATGAACAGCATCTGGTTTCAGGGTTGTTTAATTGCTCTCCTAGTTTAATTGTGCCTTCAAAATGTGTCTGGAAGATATAACATTCATAATCTATAGCTATATCAAAATCACTATAAAGAAAACATTTATGCACATATAGTTGATCATCATCCCAGTGTTCAATTTTTTCATAACTGTATAACTTCTTTAATTCTTTAACTCTACCTATATAAGTTCCGCTATTTATATACTTAAATCTTGTATTTGCATCTGGAAATTCACTTGCCAATTGTTCATGAGGCCAACAAAATAACTCACCACTAAAAACAATTTGTTTATTAAATTCTAAAAATCTTTCTGTGATTGTTTCTAAATTATCAGCATAAAAAACATCATAGGCATCAGTAAAAAGAATAATGTCATTATCATGTAGGTCTTTAACATAATCTTTCATTAAGTTAATTTTCATTCCTCCACCTAAAGCTGACATATCAGTGCCTTCCCATTCTATGTTTGTGCCTACATTTACAATATCTATTCCGTACTTTCTAGCGCTTGTGTTTACATAGGTACATTTCTTTCTATCTGTGCCGCAGGTAACTGCGTGAACTTTATAAGGTCTAAATGGTTTGTTATTTTCTATATCTGAGTGTGAAAGGTTTCTGTGTATTTGATTGCAAGCATCTTGCTTTAGAGCAACTATTTTTAGCGCATTACTTTTAATAACCTCAGGCAAAAATTCATCTACTGGAATAAAATCTTGATAATCAACCATGTTAATTAACTTCTCTGCACTGCTTGGATTAATACAGTAAGCAGTCATGTTGTATGGGTAGCTTGGTCTTTCTATTAGGTCATTAATGGTTGTTGTTTTATTAGGCTCATTCTCATTGCGTTGCAGATATACAAAATCATATTGCTCTATAAGGTCTTGATATAAGGCTTCATTCCATTTGTTGTTAATAATTGCATCATCTTCCATAACAATTACTGCTTGGTTTAATTCAATACATCTTTGCCATGCTTTAATATGAGATAAGAAACAGGCTACTTCGTTTTGTTGTAATGGTCTGTGTTGAAATGGGTCTAACCAGCTAGGTCTAGC